TTGGTCATTTGGATAAGATGCGCTGTGCTAGTTGTTTCTTGGAGCGTTTGGATTTGGTGCCTGCCAGGGTCATCAGCTCGCGCTGGGTGTGAGCCATACATAGGGCCTCTACTGTGAGAGGTTTCCTATGGACTGCGGCCCTAACGGCTGGCTTAGGCGTTGGAGCGATGACCGATCGGTCGAACCGCCAATCATCGCCAATCCAGCGAGCATGAGCCGCAGCAATTGCTGAGCTAATACGCCTGTACCACTCGCCCGTAATGAGGCCAAGAGTGTAGGCATAAACCACAGCTGGGGCGATGACACGTGCCATAGCCTCAAACCGTGTGCCGATTTCGGCACTGGTTAGAATCTTCATTTGTCTAGGTGCGATAGTTTGTGTGTACTACCGGCGCAGGGTAAACCCTTCTTCGTTCCGGTAGTACAGCTGTACCAAGAGGCGCAGGGCGAACCCTTCTCCGTTCCTCTTGGTGTTTATATTATAGCACTCTAGAGTGTACTATGGGCTAGTACATGTGCCACTTTCTCTACTGTCTTACATTACAGTTTGTTAAGATTACGATAGTACATTTGTACTTGCGGTTCGCGTACCTGCGAGCGTGTACTATGGACAGTAGTACAGAGTGGCACACGGGGGGTACGCTTGCAAAAATAGTACATCTGTACTGGCGATAGGGAACCTACAGGTGTATTTGAAACAATATCTACTCTAGCACAGGGGGGTAGGGGTTCAATCCTCAGAATCGCTGGAACGCCCGCCCAAAAATAACAAGAGTACAATATAGACTACTGTGCTAATCTCGGTGTCATGAGCAGTAACAACCCCGAATGGCTTGACTGGTTTGGGATCATCCTCGGATCCGGCCTCCTAACCGCCCTCTTCGCTGGAGCGATAGCCGCCAAATCCGGCCCGATCACCCGAAAAGGAGCCTTCTGCCCCATCGGATACTACAGAACATCTGCATATTGCCTCCCTCTTAAGGCCACAACACCTCCCGCCGTGCCCCGCACCACCAAAAACTGCCCAATAGGCACCTACACTCAAACCGACTACTGTCTTTTTCTGGAACGTGTCAAGTAGCTCCGATTTAAGCCTCCGCCACGCCCAGGGGGAGGTATTTCAGAGCAAAACCCGCTTCCGCGTCTTAGTAGCAGGCCGCCGATTCGGCAAATCCTACCTTTCCTGCATCGAACTGCTCCGCGCAGCCATCGAACGCCCCGGCGAGGTGTACTTTTATTGCGCTCCCACCTACCGAATGGCGAAGGACATCGCCTGGAAAACCCTAAAGTCCCTGGTTCCTCAACCCTGGGTCGCCTCAAAGAACGAATCCGACCTCAAGATCGAACTACGCAACGGCTCCTTAATCGAATTAAAGGGCACCGAAAACGCCATGGCCCTGCGGGGTAGATCTCTCGGCGGAGTAGTGCTCGACGAAGCGGCGTTCATGGACTCCGCCGTCTGGTTCGAGGTGTTGCGACCCGCCCTCGCAGACAAACAAGGTTGGGCATTATTCATCAGTACCCCCGAAGGCACCGCCTCCTGGTTCTATGACCTATGGAACTACGCCGCCGAATCGGGTGGAACGGACTGGGCTCGGTGGAGCTACACAACAATCGAAGGAGGCAACGTCCCACCGGAGGAAGTGGAAGCAGCACGTGGCCAACTTGACCCACGAACATTCCGCCAAGAATTTGAGGCATCCTTCGAGAACCTATCGGGCCTGGTGGCAATCAACTTCAGCGAAGCCAACATCGACAAAACCATCAAAGACATTCCCGACCTAACGCTCTACCTGGGCCTCGATTTCAACGTCGACAACATGTCGTGCGTCTGCGGGGTAAAAGTAGACGACGAACTCCACATTTTCGACGAAATAATGATGGTAAACGCCACCACCTGGGACATGGCGGACGAATTAAACCACCGTTTCGGCCTCACCCGCAAAAAGGACATCTCACCCGATCCCACTGGAGCGGCCCGCAAAACCGCCGGGGTCGGCCTCACCGACCACGCAATCTTACGAAAATCCGGCATCCGAGTATCCAGCCCGCGCTCCCCCTGGAAAATCCGCGACAAAGTGAACTGCGTCAACACGGCAATTTTGGACGGCAACCAAGTCCGCCGCCTAAAAATCCACCCCCGGTGCCGCGAAACCATCAAATCACTCCGCACCTTGGTCTACGACGACAACGGCCTACCCAACAAAAAGCTCGGAGTAGACCACATGTTCGACGCACTCGGATACCTCTGCCTAATGAAGTTCAATCTCAACCGAGGCAGCTACCAAGGCCCCACAAACTTCCGCACCTACTAAACATTTACGCCCCGCACTCGCCCATTAGAATAGGAAAAATAGCTAGGTAGTTGGTGTACCCGTCATACAACCCAGTAAGAGAATCCTGGGCTGGTACGCCTTATAGCAGCACAGGCACAGGCGTCAACAGCCCCTTCACCCGCTCGGGCGCAGTCTGGTCAATGATGGCGGACTGGCAAATAATGAACGCGGTAGTGAGCGGCACCCAATCATTGCGCCAACAATGCGCCACCTACTTACCGCAAGAACCCCGCGAAGACGACGACGCCTACACAACCCGCGTCAAACGTAGCGTCCTATCCCCCTTCACCCTACGCCTCATTGAGAACGCCGCAGGTCTAGTGCTGCGCCGCCCCATCACGGTAAACGGCGACCCTTACTGGCAAGACTTCTCCAAAAACGTCGACGGCCTAGGCTCCTCAATCAACGAATACGCCCGCCGCATCCTCGTCAGCGCCCTCACCTACGGCCACTCTGGAACGATGGTCGACTTCCCCCCAGGCGAAGGCATCCGCACCTTGGCCGACGAAATCGCCCTGGGACGCCGCCCTTACTTCATCCCAATCCAAGCCCCTAGCATCTGGGGCTGGCGACAAGAGACGAGCCTCCCCAGCTCCCAACTATCCCAGCTCCGCATCCACGAAACCGCTGTAATCCCAGACGGCGACTTTGGCGAAACCCAAGAGGACCGTATGCGCGTCCTATACCCAGGCCGCTACGAACTGTATAACAACGAAGGCGAAGTCGAGACCGGCACCTACAGCCTAAACGAAATCCCCTTTGTACCGTTATACACAAACCGCACCGGAATGCTCTCCAGCATCCCTCCCCTACTTGACATCGCCAACCTTAACATAACACACTATCAACGCCAAGCCGACCTAATCCACGCGCTCCACATCGCAGCCATGCCCATCCTGGTCCTCGAAGGCTGGGACGAAACAGACAACGCAGGCGTCGGCGTCAACTACGCCCTCTCCATGCAAACCGGCAACAAAGCCTACTACGTTGGAGCGGACTCCAGCAGTTTCAACGCCCAACAAACAGAACTAGCGTCTTTAGAGGCTCAAATGAGCACATTAGGAGTAACAAAACTCCTCGGCCAAAAGTTCGTTGCAGAATCCGCCGATGCAAAGCGCATCGACCAAGCGCAAGCCAACTCAGTTTTATCAATAATTTCAATGGAAATGGAGTCAGCCCTCCAGATGTGTTACAACATCGCCGCTGTTTACGTCAACAAAACCCCTCCCCAAATCAACCTAGACCGCGACTTCGACTTCTACCGCCTGCTCGGCCAAGACATCTCAGTAATCGACGATTTAGCAGCCCGTGGAGCGATCACAAACCGCACCTTCCTTCAGATACTCAAATCAGGTGAAATTCTTCCTGATATGATCGATTTAGACGCAGAAATGCGTGAAACAGAAGCATTACGCCAACAACGGCAGGAGGAAACCCTTGGCAGTTTGGACACCCGGCCCATGGGATCCGCAAGCGCAGAGCGAAATTCAGGCACCAGAGCAACCAGCACCAGAAACGAAACGCCGCAGGCGTAAACCCCGCGCCCGCCAACCCGAAGAACAGCTCACTCCTGCTCAGGTTTAACCCACGCGGCCCTGATATGCAGCTCGCCCATCCGCACCGCCTCTACCACATCCGGCGGCTGTGTTTTGTGCCAATCCTCTTGAGCCCGATCTAACTTACCCGGCAAAGTCGCATAAAATTTTCTCCGCTGGATCGCACGTTTCATGCCTTCCAACGGAGATCGTGTATCAAATTTCAGTAGCCACCTCCCATCAGGAGGAATCAGCCCTTTTTTGCCTTAACCGACCTCAAAAGGCTAAACAACAACTGCACCAGCGAATTGTCTTTGAGCTTACTCATCCCAATCAGCTCAGATGCAGCAGCAATCACCACCCAAAATGCCGGTGACGACAAAATCTGATCAAAACCATCCATAATCCCTGGAGCGTCTTCTTAGATTCTAGCTTTACCGTTTTCGAGAGCTACCAAACGGTTACCGTGCTCGTTAAGCCGCTCATAAATTTCTCTGCGATCCATACTGGCCTGAACTTTCTCTGCCTTCATATCTTGGTGAAGGTCTTCGAGCTTATTGGCAATGGCTTCGACCCCAGCGGTCAGTTTGATAATCGCTTCTCTGCTTTCAGAATTGCGTTTATTGAATCCTGCGGCTGACACACCTGCCACCCCTATGCTGGCCCCAATGATCGCAGCAAAAACTTCAATCACAGCTGGCCATCACCCAGTCAATACTTCACATATTTTAGCGACCAAGGCAGCCGCCTAGCTTCCATGAATCAAATAAACGACCACGCAATCATTTTGATCAGAATTTTCGCCTGTTGCTGTCCATGGGTTCCCCGCCCCCGGTGGAGCGGTCGAGGCGCTTGTAGTTTCGGCATACGCGGAAAAAAGCGATGATGTTGAGCTTCCATCATCGGTATTGCCTGCCACGATAAAAGAATATCCTGACGGGGCCGCGAGATTAGAGGGATTATCGTCATCTAAGAAGCCAACATTTAACGCAAGAGCACCCGAAGGGGCAGTTCGGTTGCTGGAATTAGCTGATGGCGTTGTGGGCATACCAGATAAAGCAGAGCGTTCAGCGCTCAGATCATTACCATCTGTTGTATTAACGATAGAATTAGTTGACGACCTAAATACCATCAGAATCGAATTATCAACTGCACTAGGAACGTCTACAGTTTCAGTCCCACTGGATGTAATAGTTTTCTTAGAGAGAGCAAAATCCGGGGTGTTAATAGCCGACGATTTAACGATAGTGTAACCAGTTGGGTTATAGGTACTACTGCCAGTATCCAATGACCAAGCAAACCAAGCTTGATCTCCAGATTGACAATTAGCAACAGAAACTGTTGCGCCAGATGAACCGGGGTTGTCGTCCGAACCAACAACTGACCAAGTTTTAACCGGCGCAGTGCTGTTAGAGTATCCGCCAATAACTGCCTGATGAATGCCCATTAAGTCAATCCTGCACCACTAATTACAAATTCATTCGAGCCAACACAAAGCACAGTACAGAGCCCATATTGGGCCAAAGTTCTATTACCAGTATTAGCAACCCCAGCCAGCCTTAATGTCACGCTAGCCCCCTCCGTAATCGTCTGATCACTAGAGCTATCATTGTAAATAGATACCACATTACCAGCACTAAATACACCACTTGGGACGGTAACTCCTCCCGTTGTTGTATTGATATGTTTGCCATTATCCCCTGCCACAAGGGTGTATGCGCTTGTTTGGCTGTTCTGCGGAATATCGCTGGGGCCTGCCGGACCTGTATCGCCAGCCGGTCCAGAACCTGACAGGCTAAACATCGAAAGAGCAGACGTATCTAGCTCAAGTGAAGTTGTAATACCAGCATCATTTTTCTGTACTTGAACGCGAACCACGTCGTCAGCGACTAAAACAGCGATGCAAGATCCGACAGCGGTAAAATCACCATCAGCTGTGTTCCTTGAATAAACAGAACATTCCGAGCCTGTAACAGCAGTTCCATTAACTTGCACTACTCCGGTAACAATTACACGGTTATTTCCCGACGATTGATCACCATCAAGGCTGTACTCAATGTTATAAGTTCCGGCATTAATGACTGTAATTTCACCACCAGACCCGACAGTGAAATCAGAAGCATCAGACGTTGCAATCGTCGTATCAAAATCAACAGTTGCCAGTGATGTAGTTATTGCTTGCGAGCCACTGCCATCAACATGCAAATAGCGAAGCGGGGTTCCTCCACCACCCCCGGATCCAATCTCGACAACAGCCCCGCCATCCGTTTTCGTGAACACCCCTCCATCCGAGGTATTGACTAAAAATTCGGCAGTAGCAGAAAAATCCCCAGCCGATGGGTCACTGGTGCCACGCTTGTGGCGGATTAGGTTTGCCATGAATCAGAAAGTGCCCCCATCAACAGTCGATGAATCGGATAAATAATCCGTTCCAGCAGTTGCAACGCTAAACGCAGAAGTTCCATTACCTTTCAGGATGCCTGTGAGTGTGGTGGCACCTGTTCCGCCATCACCAACTGCCAGCGTTCCGGTAATTGCACTCGCACCTAAATCAATGGCCAGCTGAGTTGTCTCAAAAACCAGTCCGCCGTTCGCCTTACGATCAACGCTAATCGTCGAGCCGGTGATATTAATTCCGTTTCCATCTGAGTAAGTCGTCCCGCCCCCAGCAGCCGCAATCGTGATCGACCCACTGCCCTCAGTGATCGTGATATTGCTTCCAGCCGTCAGCGTCGAAAGCGCATACCCACTGCCGTTACCAATCAGCAGTTCGCCATTCGCTGGAGCGGAAGTCAGGCCGGTGCCGCCATGGGCGCGAGCAATTGTGGTGCCTTCCCAAGTACCAGTGCCAATCGTGCCGAGAC